TATTATAGTAAGTCCATTTTAAAATTGTGGTGTTTTTAATATATATATTTTTAATTATTTAATATATTTTTAAATAATATATAAATATTATTTTATAATATGTATTCTAAAGATATCATAAAAGCTTCTATTCTTTTATATTATAAACTTAAGAATAATAAGATAATTGGTAAAAAAAGAAGTAATATTATATACAGTGTTTTTAATTTACATATGAATACTTTGTATAATTGGATTAAATTATATTATAATAAAATAGATAATACATTTAATTTTTCATCTTATAAAACTAATTTTAAATATAATAATTTAAAAATTACAAATAATATTGAAAATTTTATAATAAATTCTATTAATTCAAATAATAATTTTAATATTAAAAAAATAAAACATGATATTAACTTAAAATTTAATATTTCTTTATCTAAAAATTCTATTTATTATATTTTACATAAAAATAATCTTACATATAAAAAAATTTATATTAAAAATGATCCTTATACATCAGATGAAAATTTAAATTTTAAAAATAATTTAAAAAATAAAATTAATAATATTAATATAAATAATATTTTATCTTATGATGAAATGTCTATTTATTTAAATCAAAAACCATATAAAGGTTGGTCAAAAAAAGGATCTAACTGTTTTATTAAAACAAAAAATAAAACTATTTTTAATAAAAGGTATTCTATTGGAATGAGTATTGATATTAAAGGTAAAATAGATTTTACAATAGTTGAAGGTTCTTTAAAAAGTAATAAATTTAATAAATTTATGAAAAAAATAATGACTTCCTCAAATTATATTTTTATGGATAATGCTTCTATACATAAAAATATATTATTTAAACAATTTATTAATAATAATAATTTTAATGTTATTTATAACATACCGTATCATTCTGAATTAAATCCGATTGAATATATATTTTCTCTTTTAAGAAAAGAATTATTAAATAATTGTAATTCTACATATCAAGATATTATTAATACTATTGTAAATTTTATTAAAAAATTCAATAGTACTTATTCTTATAACATATTTAATAAATGTTTTAATATTTTATTATAAACATTTATTAAATATGTTATAAGAATAATCTATTATAAAAATAATCTATTATAAAAATAATGTATTTAAAAGTAAATTAATATTTTATATTATATTATATTATATGAAATGGAGGAAAATACAGATGATGTTATTTCAATTAAGCAAAAAATAAAAGATTCTCTAAATAATGATTTTTATCATTATTTACAACCTAAAATTGAAAAAAATGTTAAAGATTGTAATTATTTATATACAAAAGTATGTTATTTAATTAAACTATTTTTATTATATGAGTTTGAAAATAATATTAATTATAATTCGGTTAATTATGATTTTAATGAACTTTTTATTAGATTTTGTTTTAAATTAATAAAAAAAAATCCTTTGGATTTATCGGATCTTTTAGATTCTGAAAAAAAAGATAATAATAAAATTAGACTTTTTAATTTTTTTAAAGATTTTAATAAAAATAGCGAAAACATACCATTTTTTATTTGTTCAGATAAATTAGATTCTATTTCACATATTACTAATGCAATATCTAGAGATATTAGTACAAATATTAAAAATAATATTATTATAAATTTTAATAAATATTTAAAAGAATATATTAAAATTAATCTTAAGTTATTATTTGAAAACACAAATTTTAAAATAAGTAATGATATTATTTATTCTGTTTACGATGATATTCTACATAACACACTTTATTCTAACAATATTTTTCATAATTGGATAATTAACAATAAAAATTTAATAATTCCAGATTTTAATAATGATATTATTCATATTGATTCTATAGAAGATGGTATTAAAAAATATCCTATAATCCTAAAAAAATTTATTATTAAATATATTAAAAACGATGAAAGTTTGATTCAAATATGTTTTTTAAATAATATTAAAAATAATAAAATAAAAATAATACATGATAAACTATATGAAGATATTGTTAATAATACTTTAAATTCTGAAAATATTTTTCATGAATGGATTAAATATAATATTTTATTTATTAAAAATAATTTTAATTCAATAAACTATATTGATATTGACTCTAAACTAAATTCTGAACCATTTATGTTTATTAAACATATGATATTTATGAATAAAAATTTAGAAATAAATAAATCTAAAAAACATTATCAAATTATACCATTAAGAACGAATATGACACCTAAACATATACCTATAAATACACATGCTTTAGTTGATATTTTAGACAGTTCATATTTAGATTATAATAAAAATGATTATCATAATGATACATCTAAAGGTATTGATATTTGGAATAAATTTTTTTTATTTTCATCAGATTATATTGAACAAACTATAAAAAAAGGTTTTATATTTTCAGGTTTAATTTTAACAAATGGACATGAAATAATTTTTAATTTTTATTCTAAAAAATATATGGATAAAAAAAATAATTTTCATTTAAAAGGTAAAAATGAGATTAAACATAAAAAAGAAATTATTAAAAATTTATTAGATAGTGAAAAAGAAGCTTTTTTAGAAAAATATGATATAGAAAAGAATGAAATTAAAAATAATAAAAAAATAGAATCAAATGAAAAATTTAAAAAAATAAAAGAAAATGAAAAAAAGTTAGAAGATGAAAAATTAAAAAATGTAGAAGAAGAATTAAAAATATTAATTGATAAATATAATAATGATTCTGAAAATTTAAAAAATATTTTATTAAATAATGAAAATACATTAGAATATAATACTGAAAAATACAAATCATCTATTGCGTATTTAACACATTGTTTTAATAGAGATAAAGATACATTAATAAATGATTATAAAAATGATATAGATGAACAATATAATAAAATAATAATTGAAGATGATAATATAAATTTAAAAATAAATGAATTAAAAATTTTATTAAAAAATAAAAAAAATAATTTAAAAAAACTTAAACATAAAAACAAAAAAAAAAGTAAAAATATTTTTAATGAAAATGAAAGAAAAAAATTAGTTAGAATAATAAATAAAATAAGAATAAAAAATAATTTATTAAATTATGAATGTAATGATAAAAATTTAACATTAACACATATTAAAAGAATAAAAGAAACATTGAAAAATTTAATAAATACGAATGAAATAATTAAAAATAATTTTTTATTAAATTATAAAGAAATTGATATTTTAAAAACAGAAACACAAGAAATAAAAATAATAATAAATGAATTTATATCAGTATTTGTTGAAGAAATAATAAAAGAAAAATATAAAAAAAATAAAATAGAAGTAATTAATAAAGATATAAAAGAAAATTGTTCAATGTATAATACAATATTAAATGAAATAAAAGTTATTTCAAATAATTTATGTATAGAAATAGAAAACAAAAAAAAGAATTATAAAAAAATAAATGATATGTTTAAAAATAAAAATAATGAATATATGAAAATAGATACAATGAGTAAAAAATATTTAAAAATATTAGAAAATTTAAATTGGTGTGTTATAGATCCTGGTATAAATTCACTATTTAATATATTATCAAAAGATGGAGAAAAAAAATATAATTATTCAAAAAAATTTCATAATAACAGAATTTCATTTTATAAAATAAATAAAAAAATAATTAAAATAAAGAAAGAAAAAATTATAAATATAGAAAATGAATTAAGTAAAGAAGAAAATAGGGTAAAAACATCAAATGATTATATGATATTTAAAAAATATTATAATAAAAAAATGTCAATACATAAAGAATTAGAAATTTTGTATAATGATGAAAGATTAAATAAATTAAAATGGAATTTATTTATAAATCAAAAAAGAGCAGAAGATATGATAATAAATGATATTAAAAATAAGTTTGGAAATGATGTAGTTTTAATATTAGGTGATTGGAGTATGAATAAACAAGTAATAAAAGGAATATCACCAACACCTAATAAAAAATATACACAATTATTAGAAAAGAATTTTATTACATTAAAAATAAATGAATATAGAACATCAATAATAAATAATCATTTGAAAAAGAAATGTGAAAATTATATAAGTAAATATAATAATAAGTTAAAAAAAATAAAAAGTGTTTATAATTTAGAAAAAATGAAAAATATAGATAATGAAAAATATTTAAAAAAAACAGAAAATAAAAGTATTCATAAAATTTTAGTTTGTAAAGCAAATGAAAAGTTAAAAGAATACGTAAATAGAGACAATAACGCTACAAAGAATATGAAAGATATTGTATTCAGTTATATAAAAACTAATTATAGACCTAAATCATTTGTATTGGGTACCAAAATCTGTAAACATTCTTTAAGAGTGTTATAAAACGGATAGACTCGAAAGAGTTATTTATGTCAGACTTAATTAAAACTGGTTTTTTAAAAATTTACCACAATTTTAAACTGGACTGACTATAATAATTGTTTTACTATTTTTATAATAAAATTGAAAAATATTTTTAATAGATATTTTAACTAGATGTTATAACTATTTTTCCAAAATGTATAAATTAAGAGATTGGATAGATATAAATAAATTAAATTGGGAAGGATTATCTGAAAATCCAAATGCTATTCATCTTTTGGAAAAAAATAATGATAAAATAGTTTGGAAACGATTATCTGAAAATCCAAATGCTATACATCTTTTAGAAAAGAATAAGGATAAAATAGATTGGTATTGGTTATCATATAATCCAAATGCTATACATATTCTGACTAAGAATATTGATAAAATAAACTGGTCATTTTTATCAAAAAATTTAAATGCAATGATGCTTTTAGAAAAGAATATTGATAAAATAATCTGGTCATCATTATCAACAAATCCGAATGCAATGATACTTTTAGAAAAGAATAATGATAAAATAGATTGGGATTATTTATCAAGAAATCCAAATGCTATAGATCTTTTAGAAAAAAATATGGATAAAATATATTGGGATGGATTATCACAAAATCCAAATGCTATACATCTTTTAGAAAATAATTATGATAAAATATATTGGAGATTGTTATCATTTAATCCAAATGCTATACATCTATTAGAAAAAAATATGGATAAAATAGATTGGAATTATTTATCATTCAATCCAAATGCTATGATACTTTTAGAAAAAAACATGGATAAAATATATTGGGATGGATTATCAAGTAATCCATCTATTTTTGAATATGATTATGATGCAATGGAAAAAAGATGTAATATATATAAAGAAGAATTAATAAAAAAAGCATTACATCCATCCGTCATTACACGATATTTAAATCATCCATATTTAAAAGATAAAGATCTTGAATATATTCTTGATAATTGTTTTTAAGTGAGGAAACCTAAGTTCCTACACATACTTCCTATTTTTAAATATTTTTTTATAAATAGTTATGCTAAATCAATACGATCAACCATCCAAATTTAAAAGAAAAAGATCTTGAGTATATTCTTGATAATTGTTTTTAAGTGAGGAAACCCAGATTCCTACACATACCTTCCTATTTTTAAATATTTTTTATAAATAGTTATGCTAAATCAATACGTTCAATCATACTAATTTAAAAGATAAAGATCTTGAGTATATTCTTGAAATATTTAATAATAAAATTGAAAAATATTTTTAATAGATATTTAAAATAGATATTGTAAATATTCTACAATGTATAAATTAAAAAGTTGGATAGATATAAATAAAATAGATTGGAATCGATTATCATTAAATCTAAATGCTATACATCTATTAGAAAAAAATAGGGATAAAATAGATTGGAATTGGTTATCATTAAATGGAAATGCTATACATCTGTTGGAAAAGAATTATGATAAAATAAATTGGAATTTATTATCTGAAAATCAGAATGCTATGATGCTTTTAGAAAATAATCTTAATAAAATAAATTGGCAACGATTATCAGAAAATCCAAATGCTATACATCTTTTAGAAAAAAATATGCATAAAATAGATTGGGGATGGTTATCATATAATCCAAATGCGATACATATTTTAACTAACAATATGGATAAAATAGATTGGTATTGGATTTCATTTAATCCAAATGCTATACATATTTTGACTAAGAATATGGATAAAATAAATTGGTTTGGATTATCTACTAATCCAAATGCTATAGATATTTTGAATAAGAATATGGATAAAATAAATTGGGATGGATTATCCAGTAATCCAAATGCTATAGATATTTTGAATAAGAATATGGATAAAATAAATTGGTACTGGTTATCATTAAATTCAAATGCTATACATCTTTTAGAAAAAAATTATGATAAAATAAGTTGGGAGATGTTATTAAGAAATCCATCTATTTTTGAACTTGATTATGAAGCATTAGAAAAAAGATGTAATATATATAAAGAAGAATTAATAAAAAAAGCATTACAACCGTCTGTCATTACACGATTTTTGAATCATCCTGATTTAAAAGATAAAGATCTTGAGTATATTCTTGATAATTGTTTTTAAGTGAATAAACACCTAGGTGTCCTACACATACTTTCCTATTTTTATAATATTGATTCTTTTAGAAATTAATCTTAATAAAATAATTTGGCAAAGATTATCAAAATAATGATGAAATCCAAATGCTTTGATTCTTTTAAAAAATCCATGTATTTTGTATATAATGATGAAGCATTTGGAAAAAATATAATATAGAAAAAAGAATTAATAAAAAAAGTATTATATGATATTTGAATCATTCTAATTTAAAAATAAAATTGAAAAATATTTTTTATTATATTATTAGATAGTTACAACATATATTTAAAATATTATATAATGTATAAATTAAAAAGTTGGATAGATATAAATAAAATAGATTGGAACAGCTTATCATTAAATCCAAATGCTATACAAATTTTAGAAAAAAATATGGATAAAATAGATTGGGAATGGTTATCAAGAAATCCAAATGCTATACACCTTTTAGAAAAAAATAGGGATGAAATAGATTGGGATTGGTTATCAAGAAATCCAAATGCTATGATGCTTTTAGAAAAAAATCATGATAAAATAGATTGGGATGGGTTATCAAGTAATCAAAATGCTATGATGCTTTTAGAAAAAAATAAGGATAAAATAAATTGGATTTCCTTATCATATAATCCAAATGCGATACATCTTTTAGAAAAAAATAATGATAAAATATATTGGGATTATTTATCATTAAATCCAAATACGATACATATTTTAGAAAATAATCTTAATAAAATATATTGGGATTATTTATCATTAAATCCAAATGCGATACATCTTTTAGAAAATAATCTTAATAAAATAAATTGGCATCGATTATCAGAAAATCCAAATGCGATACATCTTTTAGAAAAGAATAATGATAAAATAAGTTGGGATCACTTATCATTAAATCCAAATGCTATAGATCTTTTAGAAAAAAATATGGATAAAATAAATTGGTATGCAATATCAGGAAATCCATCTATTTTTGAATATGATTATGAAGCATTGGAAAAAAGATGTAATATATATAAAGAAGAATTAATAAAAAAAGCATTACATCCATCTGTCATAACACGATATTTGAATCATCATGATTTAAAAGATAAAGATCTTGAATATATTCTTGATAATTGTTTTTAAAGTGAGGAAACCTAGGTTTCCTGTAAATACCTTCTTATTTTTATAATAAAAATTGAAAAATATTTTTATTTAAAATATTTAAAGTATTTATTTAAAATATTCTATAATGTATAAATTAAAAAGTTGGATAGATATAAATAAAATAGATTGGAATCGATTATCATTAAATCTAAATGCTATACATCTATTAGAAAAAAATAGGGATAAAATAGATTGGGGTTTGTTATCATTAAATCCAAATGCTATACATCTCTTGGAAAAGAATTATGATAAAATAAATTGGTACTATTTATCATTTAATCCAAATGCTATACATATTTTATCTAAGAATATAGATAAAATAAATTGGAAGCAATTATCTGCAAATCCAAATGCGATTCATCTTTTAGAAGAAAATATGGATAAAATAGATTGGAACCATTTATCAAGAAATCCAAATGCAATACATATTCTATCTAAGAATATGGATAAAATAGATTGGTATTTCTTATCAAAAAATCCAAATGCAATACATCTTTTAGAAAAAATATGAATAGA